AAGCATCACGCATAGGAACTTGGCGGGAGGTCATGATACGGCGCATGTGTTCAGCCTCGGCATCGGGGTTGAAATTACCATCTTTTTGTTGTTGCAACATTTCCATTGTTTTTCTGCGGTATTCTTCAACATCTTTGGGGTCGTTAGATGCGGGCGGTGGTATATCAGCAATACTTTTAGGACTTTCTTCTTCGGGCGGCATACCATCACGGAGTTTACCTTCACTGTCAAACAAATCGGGAGTTTTCATCCTCTCGTCAAGTTTTTCAGCCAATGAAAATGATTCGTCTTCTGTCATGTCTTCTCTAAACTCCGGTGAGTCCATAGGGTCACTCAACGAACTTTCCAAGTTTTGCCCCTCAAAGGGTAGCCTCTCGCCCATAAACTTGAGTCCATGCTTGTCCGGGTTCTCTACAGCATCTCTCATGAGCATATCACGAGACTGTGTAAATTGTTCACCTTGAGGCTTGTCGCCAGCATCACGGAGAGAAGAAGCGGCTTGCTTGTTCGCCCATTGTTGAAGGCGCATTTCTTCACCGTCTTGGGTGAGTATTTTTTGTCGGTGAGGCATTACGGCTTTAATTAGTACTTTCATTATTTCACAACCTGTTCTTTTCGTCACGGTTTCCTAAATTGTATTCCATTGGTTTTTCACAACTACCACATGTGGCTCTCCATAAGAAATGAAGAAAACCGCAATGTGTACAGCGTGTACCCGAACCTATGTTCATCACATCACCGATATTACGGTTGCGGTTACGCTGTTGAGATGTAATACCCTTGAGTGGGTTTTGTTCATCGGTTACAGCCGAAGAACCGTAGTCAGTATCAACTTTAACGCCTTGCTTCTCCGAGCGAACCATGTCGCTAAGGTCAAGAGAACGAACATCGAATCCCATACCTACTCACCTCAAGCGAGTTGATATGTCACCATGACAAAAATATTACCCAATACAGGGAATACTTCGGTATCAATTACAGAACTCGTACTGCTTGAATCTGCAACTGCTTGAATAAGGTCTTCAACAGCCGCCGCCCATGTAGCAGGTGCGCTCACTTCTTTAGGTGAAAAAGGGCCGAAGCACTTTACGCCAATTTTAGTCAGTGAAGCCATTTGTCATCACCTCAAGAGCGACGACCGATTGCCAAGAAAGTTCCAGCGATTAGAGGGTGTCCGACTAAACCGGATGCGATGCGTACATTTGTTCCATCAATGTTACAAAGTGGGTTGATAAAGACATCCTGTTGGTCGCCAGCACCACCTGTATCAGTGATTGTAATTGGGGCGATGTCACCTGCAAAATTAGCATGTGCCATATCAATACTTGAAAAGAATGAACTTAAATCAATTGCGAGAACTCCTGTGTCACCAGCAGTAAAACTACCAGTTATAATCATTCTATCTCCAAATACGCTTGGTCGGGGGTCAATTGTTGCTGTGCTTGCGGCCATTATTGTTCATCTCCTGTTGTTTCTGTGGTGTCTTCGACTTGACTTAAAGTTTCCTCAACGGGTGCGGGATTCAAATATTCTTCTACAAGTTTAAGTCCGGCTGTCTTCGTGAGATAGCCACTACCTGTAGAGATATTTTTATTCCTTAACCATGCGATAATGTCTTTACGACTCCACCCTGTGTCGGGCAAGCCGTCATTACCTGCATCTGTGGTAACTTCATCACCTTCAATTAAGAAGTGAGAAGCAGGTAGTGTGTGTCGCCATTCATTGAGCCATTGTTGCTCAACTTCAACAACTTCACCACGAGTCCACATACCCATTGTATGTCGCATTGGTCGTTCAAAAAACGGTCCCAAAAAGGTAACAGTAGGCAAATAGCCCACCTCAACCGACAATTGCGGTAAGTAGCACTACATCGGTGTTTCCACCAGTAGTGTATGCAATTGTACCCGATTCATGTGCAACAACGGTAGCCGCCGCCAACAAGGATTCGTCAGTGTCGGTATCGTTGACAAGGGATAGCAAAGCGTAAACCTTGCTTAGTCCACTGTCGTATGCGTTTACATCAAAAGTGTGCGCTGTTCCTGTGTCTCCCGTCAAGAGAACGGAAACAAGTCTTAGACCGGAAACGGGTTTGTTACTGCTTGAGTTTACCGCTTGGAAGCCGGTAAGTGCGCCGGGGTAAGTCCCTGCGGCGGCTGTGCCGGATTGCCATGCTGTGTTGTCTCCAACAGTTCCATCTGCGTTAGGAACTTTTTGAGGTGCGCCGGGTGTGTTACCACCAATTGCAATGTCCAAATATGTTGTCGTTACTGTCAAATTACTGTGTGCCATTTATTATCACTCCATTTTTTATTTTTTTCTCAATCACCATCACTTTAGGTCACGGATTGAAGCGTGTCCTCCGAAGAAAGTAGTCCATAGTTCTCCCATAGTTCGATACATTCCTTCTTGTCCAAGACGGTTGATTGCGAATGGGTCGCCGGTTTCGATACCGGATTCAAAGTATTGCGTTGGGATAGCAGTAGAGAAGTAAAGGTAATCCGTGTCGAGGAAATACATACGGCTCAATGTGTCTGCTTGAACATCCTTGGATGGGATGATAGGAACACCGTTGTAAGTTGCAACGATAAATCCTGCTTCAATACCCGGTACACCCTTAACACCGTTGTAGGTAGGGGTGATACGCTTTTCCTCCATAAATCGCTGTTGCGATTGGAGAAGTTGTTGAAGGCGCATCAAAGTGTCATATCCAGTGAGGATAACCTTTGGATTGCCACCACGAGTCCAGCACTTTTGGAAGATAGTGTCCAAGTGGTCGAGAGACAAAGTTCGGTCAGTGCCGGAGTTTTCATCGTGTTCTGCAAGAGACCAAGAGTTTGCACTTCGGTCAATTGAGTAGATGTCTTCGTTGGCTGATGACGATGCACCTGTAGTGATACGGTCAAGAGACTCGAAATCGTTACCAGCGGCAGTAGCCTTGTCAACGAGCAACATTTTGTTGATATGCTCGGCGTGGTGCTTACCCATTTCTTCTTTGAGGATTGAACGAATGTCGCCCAGTCCGTCATCCTTGTCAGCAAGGAACATTGCAGTTTCGCTCATGTCGAATGTGTGAACAATCGTCTTTGGCTTTGCGGCGATGTGTTGGAAGGTAGGTTTGGTAGTGTCCGGTAGAGTTGCGTTTTCTGCAACACCGCCACCAACAGTGAATGAAGGTCGTGCGGTGATAACTCTCCAACCACTGCGTTCCCAAGGTCGCTTTGGTAGGATTGAAAATGCGTTGAACTCTTGGTTCAATTGCGACCAAACCTTGCGGCCATAAATCGCTTGGTATGTACCTGCTGTGCTTGATAGCATTGGGCTGTCAGCCTTGAGCAATTCGCTACCGCTGTAGGAATACCCCATTGCATTGCCAGCACCGTAAAAGTACCGTTCCATGTCAGTTACGCTTCGTATGTAGTCTCGTGCCATATATTTCACTCTCCATTATTTTTTTTATTTTCAAGCCCCTCGAATTACCGAACCGGCGAGATTGTGTACTTCATCCCAAGACATGTTACTCAAGTCTTGTGTGGATGGGACTTCAACATTAGATGAAGAAGCCGACTTTTGAATTGATGTCCCTTGAATACCAATGTTATCAATACGCTCACTTAGTGCGTTAATTGACTTCATAATTTCATTGAGAGGCGCACGAGCGTCGAACTCGGCTTTTTCTGCTTCATGCTTTGCGATTTTTTGTTCATTAGCAAAGCGAGATGCGAAATGAGATTCAAGGTCGCCACGGAATCCTTGTTCCATTGCGGCGGCTTTGTAAACTTCGTATGCGGCTTCAACATCGGATGCTGAAACATTGCTTGGGTTGATGTAACCCTTAGACATTGAAACAGGTCCAAGCGCACCGGATGGCGTTTTACCACCGGTTGAAGAGATTGCGGAGATTGCACCGGTTGAAGGTGAACCGTTTTCTTGACCTCGGCCTCGGACTTGTCCGGCGAAGTAATCAGCACCGTCAACAGCATCGGGATTGTCGAAGCCACCAAGTTGCGCCTTTTCCAAGTTGTCGAAATGTTGTCGTGCTTGTCCAGTGTTGACACCAGCAGATTTGAGAGTGTCTTCCATCCAATTCAAGTATTCAGCGGTGATAACATCGCTGTACTCATTACCTTTTGCATACATTTTGTCGTCTTTCATATCCTCGTCATCCTTTTCTTCGTCTTTTTTTGCGGCGAATGGGTTTTTAGATTCTTCCTTTTCTTCTTTAGGTTCGGAATCGTCTTTCTTGTCTTTCATAGAAGCGGCGAGTGCAGGAGGAAGTTCACCTTTCTCCATTGCGTCAAGTCGTGCTTCAAGTCTGCTCATTACATTATTCAAATCATTTTCTGTTGTCATGTGGGTGTCCTCCTTTAAAATACGAAACTGTGCTTCGGGGTTAATT